GAAAGACTTAATGCTGAAAAAGCCATAGCCGATAAAGCAGGAAAAACAGCAGAAGATCAGAAAAGAGATGTAACAAATCTTAATCAATTAGATGCAAAATATTATGCAAGTAAGCTTGATGGGGCCGCTAGTATAGCTAGTGCTTCTGCAGGTTTATTTGATAAAGATAGTAAAACTTATAAACAGTTGATGAGTTTAGAAAAAGCGTTTCACTTAATGAAAATTGCTGGTATGGTATTTCAACAAGCTATGTTCCTAAAAGACTGGGTTGTTAGAATGACTAGTACTAAAGCAGAGATGGCTTTAACTGGTACTAAAAATGCCACTGATACTGGAAGCTCAATGTTTGGTAGCTTGGGTAAAATGTTTGGTTTTGGTGGTCCTAGTACTGCTGCTGCCGGCACTGCTAGTCAGACTGCACTAGTTACAACAGATCTAGCTATGGGCGGAGGTGCAATGGCTGGAAACGCAGCAACAACTGCAGCAACCGCAACTGGTGGAGCCACAGCAGGAGCAGCAGGAGCAGGTGGCATGGGTGCAAGTCTAATGGCCGCAGGCCCTTATGTATTAGCAGCAGTTGCTGTATACAAGCTACTTGGGCTTGGTGATAAAAAACCACCAGGACCAACTCCTGAAGAACTAGCCTCAGTTAGTGGTACGGGTATGCGTTATAATGCTGCAGGCAAACTAGAAGCAACAGGTACAGGTGCTTTAGGAGATGCTAAAGCAGCTAATGAAAGCATAGCAAAAAGTATTGACTATTTAGGTAAAATTAACTACGAAAACTTACAGTTTGATAAAAATAAAGCCCTAGTAGCATTAGAAGCTATTAGAGATAATACTGAAAACTTTGTAAATTCAATTGGAGCAACTGGTAAAATAGGAGATATGACCGCAGGTGGAGTAGAGTTAAACAAGAAAAGCGGATTCTTAGGATTTAGTTCCAGCGCTACTAGTTTAGCAGCTAGTGGTGTAATTATATCTGGTACTATCGGTCAAATTGCTGATGGGCTGGGAGGATCTGTTAAAAAGTTTGAAGATATTAGAACACAGACTAGTAAGTGGTGGGGTTTAAAAACCCGCACCACTATAGACCGTTCATATCAAGAAGTAAACCAGGATGCAAAAGATTTTCTACAAGCTACAGTAGGTAGTTTTAGAGCAGGAATTCAGGCGTCAGCAGCTGCATTTGGTCAAGACGGTGGAATATTAAAACCAATTATTGATCAAATGGATATCAGCTTTACTGCATATCAAACGGGTGAAACCAGTGCTGATTTTGCTAAAAGAGTTGAACAAGAACTTGGAAATAAACTAGACCTAGCATTCAAAACCGTATTCCCAGGAATAGAAAATTTAGCAAATAGATTTCAAAACTTTGGTGAAACCCTATCTGAATTTGCATTTAGAGTTCAAGGGGACTCAGAGCAGATCAAATTTGCATTTCAATCAATTGGTCAAGCTTATATTACTAAGCCAGGCACTGACGCAATGATTCAAAGAGAATACGAACAAAGCTTAATTAAAGCATTTGGTGGATCTCAAGAACTGTTTTCAGCTATTGATAAATATGGAAATAGTATGCTTACTGAAGCCGAAAGACTTGCTCCAGTACGTGATAACGTCAATAAGAAATTATTAGAGCTATTTCCTGCATTGCAATCAGGTGGTAAATCCTTAATTACTACCAGAGAAGAATTTAATAATCTCAGAAAAACTCTTGATCCTCTTAGTCCTGCTACTGCAGATTTATGGGCACAAATGACTAGACTTGGTCCAGCATTTGCTTCAGTTACTGAAGAAGCTAATAATTTAGCAGAAACGGAACTTAAGAAAGCTAAACAAGATCAGTTATTAACTATATTAGCTCTTAAAAATGACGATATAAGCAAATTAAAAGCTTTAACACTTACTAGACAGCGTGAATTAGATGCTATGGATGATTTACTAAAACCAAATCAACTATATATCTATGCCCTACAAGATGAAGCAGCTGCAAAAGATAAGCTACAGACTTCTTATGACAAAGTTAAAACAGCAATTAATAGTACTATTGATAGTTTAAAATCTCAGGTTACTGTGTTACAGGATTATAAGAAAAATCTACAGATGAGTGACAAAGGTAATCTAACACCACAAGAAGCTTATGCAGCTTCTAAAGGACAGTTAGATTCAGCTGCTGCTTTAGCACAGCAAACACTTGGAGCAGGAGCTTCTAAAGCAGAAATTGCTGCAAGAGATAAAGCTGTTTCAAGTTTACCCAATTTAATAGATCAATTCTTAAATCAATCTAGAACTTCTTTTGCTAGTGGTGATCAATATCAAGCTGATTACTCTTGGGTAAATGGTTTGCTNGATACTACTACTGCACAATTAACAGCTCAAGAAACTGACGCAGAAAGACAGTTAAGTGTTTTAAATAATAGTGTTAGTTATTTAACTACAATTGATGAAAATACTAAAACAACAGCAAGCCTAATGGGAGAATTCATAGCTAATCAAGTTAGTTATGAAACTGCAGCACTAAGTGCTACAAAGCTTCTAACAGAAGAGTTAAAAGGTATATTATCAAGTTTACCTACAAAAGTAAAAGGATATGCTTCTGGCGGCTTAGCTGGTAGAGGTATAAACATGGTTGGAGAACAAGGACCAGAGTTAGTAGATTTCGCCTCACCAGGTAGAGTCTATACAGCTGGACAGACCGCTGCTTTTGGAGATAATACTGCACTAGTTGCTGAGTTAAAAGCTTTAAGAGATGAAATGTCTCAGTTACGTTCGGAACAAAAAGAACAAACTGGACATATTATTCAAAGCAATTATGATGCTAACCAGAAAAATGCGCAAGCAGTTTCTAATGTTACAGAAAATGCTATTAAGCAACAGACGTGGAAAGAACGTTCTCAAGTTGTAATAGCTTAAAATCAGCCCCAGCTTTGCCTGGGGCTTTTTTTGTGCCAAACAAAAATTATGCTTGACTAAATATGCTTAAACGAGTATAATATAGTAGATTGATATAGGAGCGCTTATGGCAATAAATTATACCCAAGCATGGCTTGAAGATCCTACAAGCATACGTGGAATATTAGTAGAAGTAACAGTTAAAGACTTGCAAGGTATATACGGTACTGCTGGTAGCGAAAACATTATATACTTATCTAATATTGGCTATGTTTCAGGAGACTCTCAAACTAGCTATCTGCCATTTTTAACAGGCAGTTTACAAACAACAGAATCAATATCTATTGACGGTTCACTAACAATGTCTTTTGGTGATATAGCAGTAGTAAATACAAGTGGTGAAAGAGATGACTGGTTAGATAGTACTAAGTTTATTTGGACAAATAGACCTATTAAAGTATATCTTGGCGATCCAAGATGGCAGTTAGAAACACTTACCGATATTCACGATACAACCACCGGCGGCTTCCAAAAAATATTTGACGGCATTGTATCTGATATAGATTCTAGTGGCAGAGACGTACTTAATATTAAAGTACGTGATAAATTACAAAGATTAAATGAGCCTTTAACAGATAATAAACTAGGTACTAACGGTACTTGGGGCCAAGGGCAAAGTAATCAAGACTCTATACGCCCACTAGTTTTTGGTGAAGTTTTTAATATCAGCCCTATATTAGTAGATCCAAGTCAGTTAGAGTACATGTTTCATGATGTTAATGTTGGAACAAATATTAAAGCCACAACAGCGGGTACAAATTTAATAACTTGCACAAGTACTAAAGGTTTTGTACTTAATGCAACCGTAGTATTCACAGCTACTGTAGTAGTATCTGGAACAGGACTAACACCTGCTACTGCGGTATTTGGTGGACTAGTTGCGGGTACTACTTACTATATTAAAACAATTAATAGTGATACCACTTTTACAGTATCTACAACTAGTGGTGGTTCAGTAGTGTCTTTAACTACAGCTGCTGCAGTTACTACTGCAACAGTACAAGCAGAAGCCCGAGTATCTAGCGCAGAGTTAGTAATTGAGATAAGAGATAATGGAGTGCCAATATATACAGATCAAAGCGTATATACTCTTACTGGAGTACCTAGACCTCAAGGTGCTACTATTAATTACACTACAGGTAAATTTAAGTTAACTAAACCACCAAGTGGGACAATAACTGCTAGTATACAAGGTGCTAAAAGATCAGTTAATATTAGTACTGGTCAACTAGTAGAAGGCACATACGTAAATAATATAGCTAATATAATTGCTCTTATAGTTACTCAATATGGATTAGCTTCTGTACGTTTATCTCCCTCAGACATTGATTTAGTTAATTTTAGTAGTTTTGCTACTGCTAATACGCAGTCTGTTGGTATTGCTATAACAGATAGAACTAATACACTTCAAGCATGTAGATTCATTGCTAATAGTGCTAATGCTAATCTATTTATGAATCGCACAGGATTATTACAGTTATTACAGCTTGGAACACCTACTTCAGACGATAAAGTGTATATTACTGATAACGATATATTACATCATTCTTTACAAATATCTAGTAAAACTAATGTTATGGCAGCTACTAAAGTGGCCTATTGCAGAAATTATACACCACAAACAACATTAGCATCCACACTTCCAGCTAATCATAATAAAATATTTCAAGAGCCCTGGCTTTCAAATACTGTTGTGGATTCAACAGTTCAATCTGATTATAAATTAGATTCTACACCAGTTCAACTTGAAACTGCTTTAATTAGAGGAACACACTCTGCAGCATTAGCTCAAAGTCTTAACTCGTATTGGAAAGTACCAAGAATTATTTACTCTTTCACAGGTACTAGCAAACTATTATCCCTTAAACTAGGTCAAGCTGTAAATATTATACACAATAGATTTGGTTTAACTTCTGGTAAAGATGGTCAAGTTATATCTTTAAGCCCTAATTGGGTATCCGGAACTATATCTGTAGAGGTAATAATTTAATGTCAACTTTATTAAATGATAATGACGTAGCCCTTCAATCGGCACCTTATAGGGATAAAACTAGTTTAGTAACTGTAACTGCAAGTGCTACAAACTTTATCACTGTAAAAAATGGTGGAATAACTACCCCTAGTAGTATAACTCTAACAGCCACACCTAATATTGTATTTAGTGCAGCGGCATCTTTTAGTTGGAGTTTTGCTTTAAATACTGCCCCTACTGATTTTAGAGCTTTTGACGGGTCTTTGATACAAGGAACTACAACGTTCGGAGGATCAGGAACAAGCGTTAGCAAAGCTGGAACATATACTAATTTAGTGCCTTTAAGTACAAGCGGTACAGGTACTGGAGCAAAATTTGTAATTACAAAAATAAATACAAGTAGCTCTTATTCAGGAAATATTAGTGTAACTATTATTAACTCTGGAGTTGGTTATAAAACTGGAGATACAATAACTATCTCTGGGGGTTTTCTTGGTGGAGCACTAGGAACAAATAATTTAGTACTTCAAGTAGGTGGTTCAGTAACTACAGAAACCGGTACTAATACTAAAGAAATAACTGCACAAACAGTTAATTCTTTAGTAGGTGAAACAAAAGCTACCTCTGTACAGTTCAGATGTGCAGTAAGTGAAAATTTTATTGATACCGCATACGGGTACTCCTTAGTAACCTATAGTCTAGAACAAGCTAATGCAGACTCTGTTAATATTGAGCTTACTAGAACTAATGGAATAGTAAACGCTACTACCACTGGCATAATAAATAATTATAATGATAGTGGCACCACAATCACAGTCGTAAGAGCAGGTACACAATTAGCTTATAGTGCATCAGGCGGCAATTTAGTAGGAATATCTTTACCTAATAGTTTCAGTGTTGAAATTGTTACAGATACTGGTATAGATTCAACTGTGCCTTATAGAACGGTAGGTCCGACTACTAATACTGCAACTTCTTGGACTCTGAGTGGGATAACCTTACTAACAGCAGATTCAGTAACAGTAACATTTTTAGTTACTGTATATGATGCATCAGGAATTAAAACTTTAGGTATCTTTAAAACTTTAACAATAACTAAAGTCTCCAGCGGAGTAGATGGAGACCCTGCAATAGTTTATTTTATAGATCTAAGTGCTCCAGTAATAACAAAAAGCACATCTAGTAAATTTATAAATGGTGTACATCAACAAATAAAAGTATACGGAAAAAAGACAGTAGGTACAGGTACTTATAGTATATATGGATTTCTAACAGTAACAGGAGATCTAGAAACAGAATCGGCCACAGCTTTTGCTTCTACTAGTAATGGTTATACTACAACTATAACTAATACTTCTGAAAATAGTTTATATACAATCAGATTATATGATAGAGCAGATAGAACTAGTGCATTTGCACAACTGCTAGATACTCAAACAGTACCAGTAGTATTTAATGGATCTAATGCACTTACTGCTACAATTAGTAATGACTCGGCCCCAGTTTCTGTAAGCTATACAGGTACAGTAATATCTGGAGGATATGATGGAACAGGTACATCAATACGAGTTTATGAAGGTGCAGAAGAATTAACTTTTGATACCGTTGGTAGTAGTAGAGGAACTTACACTGTAACAGCCACAGGAACTGGAGTTAATCCTGGTAGTATAAGCAGAGCAGTTAATGCTCTGCATGCTATAACTGGGAATGTTTCTGCTTTAGCAGTAGATCAAGCAACAGTTACGTATACTATAACTGGTACAAGTAAAACTGGTACGCCTTTTACACTTTCTAAACTACAAAGTATTAACAAAACTTACCCAGGCGCAGATGCTTTATTTAATTATTTAGATATATCAGCTAATGTAATAACTAAAAATGCTGATAAGGCCACGACAGATGGTGCCCATAGCGTAGTAATAATTACAGGTAAGCAGACCATAGGTAATGCAGCGCCTATTATTACAGGATTTGTAACATTTACTGCAAGTTTATTAGTACTTTCTGTAAACTCTAATGCAGTATTTCTAAGCGGTGTTAGTACTTTAGCAATTAATACTCCTATAATATTTTCTGGTATAGGGATGCCTCCTCAAATAACAGTAGGTACTACATATTATATTAAAACAATAGATCTCGTAACTAAGTCAATTACCTTATCTAGTTCACTTGGCGGGGCTGTTCTAAACTTAAGTAATACGGGCAATTTAACAGCTGCGTATGCACAGTCAGAAGCTACCTCAGCTACTGCTAATAGTATTATAGGTGCAATACCTAATGATGCTGGAGCATATAGTTATATAGCTAGACTATACAATAATGCAACTAAAACAACATTGTTTGATTTTGAGGAACTACTGGTATTATTTAAAGGATCTAATGCAGTAGTAGCAAACCTTAGTAACGATTCTGCTCACATTTCATGTAATGACCTAGGAGTTCCTAATACGGGCGGATTTGGTAATACTAGTACGCTAATACAGGTATTTGATGGTACTAGTGAGCTAGTGTACAACGGAGTAGGTACTACAGACGGAACTTACAAGGTTACAGCAGTTGGAACAAGTGTTACACCAGGAGCAATAACAGCTAGCGGTGTCTCAGCAATAACAGCAATAGCTAGTAACATAACTAATAATTTAGCTAGTATTGCTTTTACAATTACTGGTAAATCATTAAGTGGCATAAATATAACCTTAACCAAAATTCAAACATTAGTTAAGCAAATTAATGGTAAAAATGGTGACAATGGTGTAACATTCAAAACAGCCATAATTACTGCAGCAGGTTGGAGTACTAGTAGTACACCGCCTGCTTTAACAGGAACTTTTAACTATACCTGGAGTACACAAGTGCTTACAGCAGGCTCTGGAAGTACTACTGTATATCCAGCAGGATATTATACAGATGCTCCTGCAGTTTCAGGCAGTGGCTATGTACTACATAGTGTAATGGTAACAATATCTGCCCCTAGTACTGAAGTTACTACATTTAATATTCCTTGGAGCTCAGGAAAAACTAACAGGCTTGGGTATAAAGAAGACGGCGGAATAGGTCCAGTTGGAGATTCGGCCAGAACAGTTTATGTTGTAAATACAAGCTCAACTCCTCCAGCAATACCTACAGCAGGTGCAGGAGATGTAGTACCTACATCAAGTGCCGGTACCTGGTCTTTTAACTCTACTAGCGTATTAGCTGCAGGCCAGTTTATGTATCAGTGTGATGGTACATATAAGCCGTTACCCAGCCCGGGAGTTACAACTTGGAGAGCACCTTACTTAAGTAATTTAAAAGTTGGCAGCTTATCAGCAATTACTGCAAATCTTGGTCATATTATTGCTGGTTCAATAAATATTGGACCAGATAAGTTCACAGTAGATACTAGCGGTAATGTAAAAATTAGGGGAACGGGTACAGGTAGGATGGAGATTACTAATGAAGCTATAAAAGTTTTTGATAGTACAGGATCTTTAAGGGTTCAATTAGGAAATCTTGACGTGTAATTAAAGGAATAGTATGGCGTATGGATTATCGTTTTTTAAAGGTTTGACTACTGGGTTTGATGATTGGATAGCAACCAGAAACACAGATAGTCCGGCTTTAAAAGCTCAGTACCTGGCAGAGCAGGTTGAAGATAACACAGGAATAACTTCAACTAGAGCACAGGTAATAGATGCTTTTTTAGCTAATAATATTAGTCCCATAGTTCCTACTAATGCAGAAATACGTGGCTGGATGATTAGTGGTTTAAGTACTTTTAATTCGTATTATAATAATCTTTATTATAGCGGTCCAGCTTCCTGGCAAGTACAAATTATTGCAGACAGAGTGTTTCAAAATAGCATTATATCTCCATTAACTGCAAGACAAGAAGCTAACCAAAATGGGTCGCCATCAGAATCTACACAAAGTACTACGGGATTTAATAAAACAGCGTTCTTATTAGGAATAGATAATGGTACTATAACTGAAGATGTTACAGGAAATACAGCAGTATTATGTGTAAATCCTTTAGAAAGAACTGAAACATTTTATCAAACTTTTCCTAGACCTAACTATCTAGGTACAGTAGGATACAATGGGGCTAACTCACTTACTCAAGTATGGGGCGGGGACTTTATAATTCCTCAAAACACCAACTGGTGTGCTGAAGCGTGGATATACCCTACTAGATTCGGTGGGGGTATCCTAGGATCAGGAGACTATGGTCCAGGGTCATGGCAACTATTTCATAATCAATCCAATGGAGTTATACAGTTAATTTCAGAAGTTATTGCTCCAGTTAATAGAACATTTACTACTTGGTGGTGGAGTAGTAGTATTCTTTCAATATATGGAACATTTCCACCTCCAGGACTTGTTGTAGGTACTCAAATTACTCCTCCCGCTGCTTACGGAGCTTTAGTTCCTATGTATGTAACTGGCATAGATTATGAAAGTAATTATATAACTGTAACCCCAGTATTTATAGGAGGCTCGTTAGATGAAGACGGTAATCCTACTAATTATAAAAGAACATTCATATCAGAGTTAGATAGTAATGGTGAACCACTGCCTACTGTATTTCCAGATGAATTTAAGTTTACATATGTAACAAATGAGGTTACCACTAGTTATATGGACTCAGGAGCTAGAACTGCACCTACATATACTTGGACTCATGTTGCAGCTAGTTTAACTGGTACTACACTACGAATATTTGTAAATGGAATAGTATCTGCTACAAAAACTATTGCTCCTACTGTATTTAGACCGAATAGAATAGATCAATCTTACTATATAGGAGTTCATGAAAAAAGTTCAGCTTCACCTATATATTTCCAAGGATATATATCTAGTCCTAGATTAGTAAATGGAAAAGCTATTTATACAGGTAATTTCTCACCTAGTAGTAAAGCTCCGGGAACTAGTAGAATAAATGTAATAAAAGCGTTTGCTAATAATTTAGCTGGGCCAGTAGTTCCCTCAGAACGAGACATACAGTACTGGATGTTTAAAGGTTTTGACTACGGTACCCTACAGTTTAGTAGTACTGACGTAACTTGGAATCAAGTAGATGCCTTTTACAAATTAGCAAATACTAATGTGTCAAACACTTATGCTTCGTGTGTAGGCAGAGAAATGCTAGTTACTCAAATATTAGTGGGTACTCCGGATTTCAACAAAGCTTTTTATGCAAACACTATATATACTAATGCCAGTGGTTCTATATATATAACTGGTGCAAATGTGGACACCTATATAATGGTGCTGATGCGATGACAACTTATGGATTTTTAGCTACAAATGGAAATAGTCAAGTACTAATATCAAGTAAGACAAAAAATTTACACTTTTTAGGTAAGGCAAAGTACGCATATGCTGCACAAGCTACAAATAGTTACGGTGGTATTAGACGTTTTGTTTATAGGATAAATTGTATTACAACACCAGTTCCTTTTTTTACTACACCTACTCCAGAAAGTTACGCAATTTTACGCATGACTTTAGTAGCAGCAGATACTTGGGAAATAGAAATAATTAAATCAGGTTACAGTGATGTAAAGCCAGAAGTTTATGTGTTTACAGAAGCCAATGGACAAATTACTCCAAATACTTCTTACGGTATGAAAGTATTAAATGAAACATCTGGAGTAACTTATGATTCCAGACTTAGGCCTTTAATTGTAAAAGCCGGAGCATCTATATCTCAGCCATATGATCCAATCCCAAACGCACCTCCTCCAGGAGCATTAGATCCCTCAGAGTGTAGAACTGATGCCGGACCCTATCTTGCACCAACAGCTGCTACTAGCATAGGTATAACCAATGTAGCATCTTTAGTAAAACCTATAGTAAATTATCAATCTATATCTCAAGCTCAAAGACAATTCTGGGTAAGTATGGTTTCAAAAACCGGATTCTTTGTTAGACAAACATATGTTCGCAGGAGCGATTACTGGGTATTTTGCAGAGGGGGAGTATCTATGGCACAAGTAGGATCTACTCTTAATGTAACCAGTGGTTGGGTAGCAGTAGATTACTCTTGTAATTGGACCTATTCAAAAGAAAGTTCGATTCTAGGTGTAGGTTTTGGTGCAAAAACTAGAACAGGCGGTACATGGCCTTTTGAAAATCAGTCAATAAATATGGATCCAGTAAGTTTTATAGTTTCTGACGGTGCCTTATATGATTAAACCTTTTACTATTTTAGCAACCAAAGATGAACCGAATTTTGGAACTTTAGTAAGCTATACTATATCAGATAGAGCTTATGTAGACCAAGAAGATTATAAAGGTATACAAACTTCAGTGTTAACCTCTAGTGTATTAGTTCCGCNCGGAGAAGANATAGATACATATTTACTTAACTACTTAATACGATGTGAATGGATTAAGTTATGAATTATTTGTCAGTAGAAACTTCAGAANGCTTAGTAAAATATTACTTAGCGGGTACTGAAAAATTCAAAGAAATAACCGCAATCGTAGAATCTAAATATAATAATTTGGGTTCTACTAAGTGGGAATTACTTAGTGAACCTACTTATAATAGTATTTTAGAAGATCAAGTAGTAACTGCTATATATAAATCATCTAGCCCCTACTTAGATCATCTAGACCCTATTAAAGTAAGTCGAAAATATTTATTAAATAAACAACATATTTATGAAAAAGTATATACACTTTTAACTGATATACCTTCTGAATTTGAACTACCAGAAAATTCTAAAGCATTAGCTAAAGGATATTTACTAAATATTTACGGACAGCCTGGTGATGAAGATTATTCTAATTACATAGATATATACTTCTCATGTACGAACCATGCAAACGTAGAAGCTTTTGCAGAGAAAAAACTTACAGTTGGTAGTTATTCAAATTACTACTGTATAACTTTTAACGGTACTACTAAAGAACGATTAAAAGTAAAAAATTATTGTTTTGATACACAAAATAGTTTATCAAACTGGGATGAATATTGGACCGCTGAGTGTGAAGATAGAAATATAGATATTTCTACATAGCTTTCCTAAAATTTATAGAGGAATAAAATGGCATCGAATAATCTTAGAATAATCTATAATAATATTCTAGATCTACCTACAACCATTATAACGGCATCAAGTAGCGCCACAGGCACTGCCACATCCCTTAGTAATTTAAAGTTAGATTCTAAATCTCAAGTATGGAGATCAGCCACTACAGGAGTAGTAAACCCTAGTGGTTTATACACTACAAGAGTTAATATAGTAGTGTCTTTTACCCAAGCTATTATAGGTGGCGTAATGTTACCTTTCTGTAACTTATCATCTGCTGCAAAAATCAGAGTTCGTGGGTATACAGGAACAGCTCCCACAACTGGTGCAGCCACTAATACTCCTACCTCTGTGGCAGCAGGTACTTTAGTACATGATAGTACTAAAATATTTTCATGCCCTTATCAAACTTTTGGCTTATGGAATTGGGGTAGTTTACCACTAGGAGTAAATAGTTATTCCTATGGCGGAGGAACTTATGGTAGAGTTTGGATGCCCACACAATTAGCTTGTACTAGTTTATTAATTGAGATAGAAGATACTGAGTGCCCTAATCCATACATAGAAATATCAAGGATTATTACTGGATCTTATTGGTCTCCTAAGTACAATACTTCTTTCGGACTATCAACAGGTAGCCAAGATTTAAGTAAACATCAGCGTAGTGAGTCTGGTGACTTAATTACAAATAGAGGTATTCGTTATCGTAACATGAGATTTGACTTAACATGGTTACCTCCAGAAGATAGACTAGAATTTACAAGAATACTTAGAGGAAATGGATTACCAAGACCTTTATTTATAAGTTTATTTCCAAATAACTCAGAAGATTTTGAAAAAGAACAATCACATCAGATTTATGGAAAATTATCACAACTTTCTGATATAACACATCCTATTTTTGAAATCTACAGTACAAGTATTGACATAGAGGAGATTTAAATGGCAACTCAGGCTTTTTATGTTGGCCAAAATGATTATTTAACAGCTCTAAATGTTTTATATGATGCCACCGTTAGTGGCGGCAAAGCGTTATTTAGTATTGGAGCTAATTCTCCTACTACTTCACCAACTGGTGGTATAAGCTATAATTCGTCTACAGGCGTATTTACTTTTATACCAAAAACCAATGAAATACCTACAATAGTAGGCCAGACAAATAAATACCTATTCACAAACGGATCCACAGTAAGTTGGGGAACAATTACCCCAACACCGCAAAGTAACTGGACCGCTATTACAGCTGCAACTGGTGCTATTCTTAATAAACCTAATTTTGCAACTGTAGCCACAACAGGTAATTACGCAGATTTACTAAATAAACCCACAATAACTACCCTTACAGCTAGTGGTGGTGGTGCTTTATCTATTTTAGGTAATACATTTCGATTTACTCCTGCAGCAGTACCTACATATACTATTAACACAGCTACTCCTAATGGAAATGGTAGCTTAACTCTAACAGGTAGTGTTTTTACATTTACTCCTCCAGTTATTCAAAGTTCTTATAGTTTACCTACCGCAAACACAGCTTTGTTAGGCGGTGTAAAAATTGATGGTATAAGCATTAAGATTACAGCAACTGGAGTAATTTCTGGATTTTCTGGTAACTATGCAGATCTAATAAATAAACCAACAATACCAGCAGCACAAGTTCCCTCAGATTGGAACGCAACTTTTGGTGCTGCGCAAATATTAAATAAACCAGTAATACCAAGTATTACTGGTTTAGCACCTTTATTAAACCCTACTTTTACAGGTACTCCAACAGCACCTACAGCTAGTTTAGCTACTAATAGCACACAGATTGCTACAACAGCATATGTGAGAGGTGAAATTAATGCATTAGCAGCTAGTGCCAATTCAGCACTAGACACTTTAAATGAATTAGCTGCTGCATTAGGAAATGATGCAAATTTTGCTAATACAGTTACTAATCAGCTAGCTTTAAAAGCACCTCTTGCTTCGCCTAATTTTACTGGTACGGTTGACTTTTCTGGAACATCCGCAGTAACTGGTTTAACTAAAGCAATGGTTGGGCTAGGTAATGTTACTAATGAGAGCAAAGCTACAATGTTCACAGCCCCTGTATTTACAGGGGCAACAACAGTAAGTGGACATATAGTACCTAGCACAAATATTGCATATGATCTTGGTTCTGTAACAAATAAATTTAGATCCTTATATTTAAGTAATAATACAATTTACTTAGATGGTTATTCAATTAGTGTTTCTGCTACAGGATCATTACTTATTACCGATACTGCAACTCCAAATTCTGTTCCAGTAGAAGTAGCAAGTGTTGCAGCAGTAACAGCAGCAATATCCACTAGCGTTGGTAATGTTACTAACGAGAGTAAAGCAATTATGTTTACTAATCCTACATTTACTGGTACAGTAAGTGGGGTTACTGCGGGAATGGTAGGTTTAGGAAATGTTACTAACGAGAGTAAGGCTACTATGTTTAGTAACCCTACTTTTACTGGTACGGTAACTGGTATTACCTCTACGATGGTAGGTTTAGGCAATGTTACTAACGAGAGTAAGGCTACTATGTTTAGTAACCCTACTTTTACCGGCACAGTAAGTGGTATTACTCCTGCAATGCTTGCCTTAGAAAATGTTGATAATACATCAGATTTAAACAAACCTATATCTACAGCAGTACAATCAGCCTTAGATAATATTGCTATTACCATTAATAGTATAGATATAGTAGGATTATCTAATATAGTATCTACTAAAGCTGCTATAGATAGCCCTACTTTTACTGGTACAGTGGGAGGTATTACTTCCGTAATGGTTGGCTTAGGTAATGTAGACAATACTTCAGATCTAAATAAACCACTTTCTACAGCAACAATAGCAGCTATAGCCGTAGAAACTGCAAGAGCTCAAGCNGCAGAATCCGCTTTTGTAACTAGTGATAATCCTACTTTTACCGGCACAATAAATGGCATAACTAAAGCAATGATAGGATTGTCTAATGCAGACAATACATCAGATTTAAATAAGCCTATATCTACTGCTACTCAATCAGCCATAACTGCAGAAGAACAAAGAGCACTAGCTGCAGAAGCATTATTAGCCCCACTATTAAATCCTACATTTACAGGTGTAGTAAGTGGTATAACTAAATTAATGGTAGGTTTAGGCAATGCAGATAATACATCAGATTTAGCTAAACCAGTATCGACAGCGACCCAAATAGCAATAACAGTAGAAAGTATAAGAGCACAAGCAGCAGAAGCATTACTAGCACCTTTAGCTAGTCCTACATTTACTGGTACAGTAAGTGGCATTACTTCTGCAATGGTTGGTTTAGGTAATGTTACTAATGAGAGTAAAGCCACTATGTTTACTAGTCCTGTATTCACAGGCACAGTAAGTGGTGTTACCTCTACAATGGTAGGATTAGGTAATGTTACTAATCAGAGTAAAGCTACTATGTTTACTAGCCCTGTATTCACAGGCACAGTAAGTGGCATTACTTCCGCAATGGTTGGTTTAGGCAATGTAGATGATACTTCAGATCTAAACAAGCCAGTATCAGTAGCTACACAAGCCTCCATTATAGCCGAAACAAATAGAGCACTAGCAGCAGAAGCATTATTAGCTCCTATATCTACTACCTATACCAAAACTGAAGTAGATTTAATGGTTAGCCAAGTTAGTTTACTAACTCCTGGTTTAATAGCTAATATTACTCAACTAACAGGATATTTAAACGATAATGCTATATCTATAGGAGATATTGTAACTAGTTTAAATGGTAAAGCTCCAATATACAGCCCTACTTTTACAGGTACAGTAGCTGGTATTACTAAAGCGATGGTTGGACTATCAGATGTAGATAATACTTCAGATGCAAATAAACCAATATCCGTAGCTACTCAAGCAGCTATAGATGCAGAAATAAGTAGAGCGCAAACAGTAGAAGCATTATTAGCAACTAAAGCCAACCCTACTTTTACTGGTGTAATAACTGGTATCACTAAAGCTACTGTAGGATTAGAGAATGTAGATAATACATCTGATTTAGACAAGCCGGTATCTACAGCAACCGCTACAGCTATTGCTGTAGAACGTGATAGAGCTTTGGCAGCAGAAGCAGGTTTTGTAAGTAAAGATAACCCAGTATTTACTGGAACAGCTTCAGGTCTAAATAAAACTACTATAGGTTTAGGAAATGTAGATAATACATCAGACCAAGATAAGCCTGTATCAACAGCAACAGCAACAGCTATAGCCTTTGAAGCTACAAGAGCACAAGCAGCAGAACTTTTATTAGCAGCTAAAGCTACTACATATACTAAATCAGAAGTAGATGCAAAAATTGTAGAAATTGGGGCTATTCCTACAGGATTAGTAGATACACTTGCAGGTCTTGCCCCTAAAATTTCTCCTATATTAACAGGAATACCCTCAGTACCAACAGCAAGTTTAGAAACTCAATTAGATGTACAAAACATTACTGTTACAGCAGGTATAGCTACAGTAAATTTTGCTAGTTTAATTATACCTCCTTTTACTGTAGGTTCTAGCATAACTCTTGTTGGATTTGTTCCGGCCCAAACAACTAGTCCAGTTAATAATGTAAATTCAACATTTACAGTATTAAGTTGCAATGCAACAAATTTAACATTTGCTTTAACAGGCACATACACTAATACAACCTTAGGGGGCATTAGTGGTATTAATCGTTCCAATCAGATCGCTAACTTAGCATATGTAAGTGCAAAAATTGATGCTGTACTTAGTTCCGGCCCTGGTGCTTTAGATACACTAAACGAATTAGCTGCAGCTTTAGGCAACGATGCCAATTTTTCTACTACAGTACTTAATGCATTAGCCCTAAAAGCACCCTTAGCTAATCCTAGTTTTACGGGCACAGTAAGTGGTATTACTAAATCAATGGTTGGTCTAGGTAATGTTGATAATACCTCAGATGCAAATAAACCAGTATCTGTAGCAACGGCAGCAGCCATAGCCGCTGTAACAAGTTCGGCTTCCTTAACAGGATCAGTTGATTTTTCAAATGCTACTTCAGTAACTGGATTAACTAAAACTACTGTTGGTTTAGGCAATGTTGATAATACTTCAGATGCAAATAAACCAGTATCTACAGCACAACAAACAGCCTTAAACTTAAAAGCTAACATAGCGTCTCCAACCTTTACAGGTACCGTAAGTGGAATTACTTCCGCAATGGTTGGTTTAGGTAATGTAGAAAATTTAAATAGAGCTTCTTTATTTACAAGCCCTACAATTACTGGAGTTTTATCTGTATCTGGAACAACTTCTGGGTCTGTTAGAATTCAAGCTCAACCAGACGCTGGTTCAGCAATTTATACGCTACCAGCAACAGCACCATCATCAGATGGTTATGTTTTAAGCAGTAATACTTCAGGATTACTAAGCTGGGCAGCACCTGGATCAGGTCCATCAGGCGCCTCAGGCGCTCAAGGTGGAGCAGGTTATCAAGGTGCCACAGGACCACAAGGTGCCAGTGGATATATTGGAAGTGATGGAGCTACAGGTGCCGCAGGTTCAAATGGAGCTACAGGTGCTTCAGGTATTCAAGGTCCACAAGGCCTTCAAGGTGCCACAGGTATGGGAGCATCTGGAGGTGCGGGATACAATGGTGCTACAGGTCAGGCCGGGTATCAAGGTGCTACAGGTGTAGGCTTTCAAGGAGAATCAGGTGGACCAGGGTATACTGGTGCTACAGGAGCTACTGGATATCAAGGTGCTACAGGTATTCAAGGTGCTACAGGTATTGGATATGCCGGAGCACCAGGATCAACCGGTCCTAAGCGTGAAACCATAGTTTATGAGTTAACAGGCTTCGAAATGCGAGGAGGTATTGTAACACCAGCAATGTATACTACTCCTGACCCTATATTACGTATTAGAACATTTAATGATGGTAATTATCTTACTTTCACTGATGGTGTTAATGGCAGTGGTGCTCTGGGCGTAGATCCTTGGAAAGCGCAATTTTATATTGGTTTAAGTGGTAGTTTAAAATTTAATTTAATATCACTTAACATTAATACAGGCAGTGGTACACACATAGTATACGTTAAACTATATAACTATGTAACAGCTACTTTTATACCTTTTGGAAGTGTTCAGTCTCCGGGCGGGTTTAACCAGTTTGCAATAGAAGTACTAGANTACAACAGTTATAGAAGTATAGATGGTACAATACTAATCGAGCTAAGCCATTCTAGCGAAACTACTGCAAATACTACTCAACTTGAATATCTAACCTTAGCAGATTCAGTTCAAGGCGCACCAGGTAAAACAGGTGCTACAGGAGCCTCAGGACTACAAGGTGTATCAGGATATCAAGGCAGTTCAGGTGTTACAGGTTATCAAGGTGCAACAGGTATTGGATACGCTGGTGAAGCAGGTCCTTCTGGTGGCCAAGGCTATGATGGTGCTACAGGTGCTACAGGATTACCAGGAGCTACCGGTGCAACAGGTACTGCAGGTCCTACAGGACTAACTGGTACTACAGGTGCATCAGGTCTACAAGGCTCAACAGGTGTAACTGGATTTACAGGAACTACAGGAGCTTCAGGTGTTCAAGGTTATGTAGGAGCAACTGGATATGGTTATCAAGGTTCAACTGGTCTTGATGGATTAAATGGAGCCACAGGAGCCAGTGGAGCCACAGGTTATCAAGGAGCAACAGGTGTTGGTGGTATAGGTGCCACAGGTTATCAAGGTGCTACAGGTATTAAAGGTGATTCAGGATTAGGTTTTGCAATAGCAAAAAGTTACCTATCAGTAGCCGCACTTAATGCAGATACTAGCCCAACTGGTATTGTAGCAGGACAATTTGCTATAATTGAAACCACTAGTACTGATAATCCTGAAAATTCAAGATTATACTTATGGAATGGTACTACATATTCTTATGTATCAGATCTATCAGGTGCACAAGGTATAACAGGACCACAAGGCTATATAGGTGCTACAGGTAGTTCAGGTTTTCAAGGTGCTACAGGTATGGGAGCATCTGGTGGTGCGGGTTATCAAGGAGCAACAGGTAGTTCTGGTGTTACAGGTTATCAAGGTGCAACAGGTAGTTCAGGTATTCAAGGATTACAGGGGGCAACTGGTTTAGGTGCTACAGGTGTAACAGGAGTTCAAGGTGCTACAGGAGTTCAAGGTGCTACTGGTCAAGGTGCAACAGGTGGTCCAGGATATCAAGGTGCTACTGGTACAATAGGAGCAACTGGTACAATAGGAGCAACTGGTAGTTCAGGTATTCAAGGCTTACAAGGAGCAACTGGTATAGGTGCTACAGGTGGTCAAGGATATGATGGAGCTACAGGCTTTCAAGGAGCTACCGGATTAGGTGCTACAGGAGGACTAGGTTATCAGGGTGCTACAGGATACGAAGGTGCTACAGGTATTCAAGGTACAATAGGAGCTACAGGAGCCACAGGTTCTGGAGCAACAGGTGCTTCAGGAGCAACAGGATTTACAGGAGCCACTGGTGCTTCAGGTGTTACAGGTTATCAAGGTGCTACAGGAGTTCAAGGTGCAACAGGTGCAGGTGCTACAGGTGCTTCAGGTGTAACAGGTTATCAAGGTGCTACAGGTACTATAGGTGCTACAGGAGCATCAGGATTAAGAGGATCTACAGGTCTAGGAGCAACAGGTACTATAGGTAGTACAGGTGCATCAGGTCTACAAGGTGCTACAGGCTATCAAGGTGCTACCGGCTCAGGTGCCACAGGTGCTTCAGGTGCTACTGGATATCAAGGTAGTTCAGGTGCTACAGGTTATCAAGGCACGACAGGTGTTACAGGNTATNNAGGNGCTACTGGTTCAGGTGCTACAGGTGTTACAGGATATCAAGGTGCTACAGGTGCCTCAGGTGTTATAGGTACAATAGGAGCAACAGGAGCTACTGGCTCAGGAGCTACAGGTGCTTCAGGNTANCAAGGTGCTNCAGGTGCTACAGGTACAATAGGAGCAACAGGAGCCTCAGGACTACAAGGTGCTACAGGTGCTGGTGCTACAGGAGCTAGTGGTGCTACAGGATATCAAGGTGCTACAGGTGCTTCAGGTGTTACTGGATATCAAGGTGCTACTGGCTCAGGAGCTACAGGTGCCTCAGGTTTAGACGGTATTGCTGGTCCTACAGGTGCTACAGGTGCTACAGGTATTGGATATAATCCACTTACTTCTACAACTACAGTAACTGTATCTACAGGATCTAAAACCTTTATAGTTAATAGAGATACTAGTCAGTCAGCTTTTGCAGTTGGTCAGTATGTAAGAATGACTGGAACCGGACAAACTATTAATGGAGTTTATTCTAATGTTTTAGAAGGTGTTATAACCAGTTACTCAGGTATTACTTTAGTAATAAATGCCAGTACAGTAATAAGTTCATCAGATGCCTCTGCTACACCTTGGAGTATAACTGCAGCAGCTCCAGCAGGAGCAACAGGTTCTGCTCAATTAATAGAATCAGCNANTGCTCCAGTTAATCCAACCGATGGATTAATGTGGTTAAGCACTAATACTGGTACTCTTAATATCTATTATGCACCAGAAGAAGTTTGGTTAGCGTATTCAGGAGGCGTACCTCCTACTCCAGCAACACTTAATAATGTTACTAATGAAAGTAAAGCTACTATGTTTAGTAGTCCTACTTTTACAGGTACTGTTAACTTACAAGCAACTTCAGAAAAATATACTCCAGCCACTATAGTTTCACAAGCAGTAACTTTAAACTATAACGCAGGAGCGATNTTCTCCCTAGCTAGTTCAACAACTAACATAACACTTAACTTTGTTAATGTTCCAGAAGGTCAGTATATAGCTACTGCAGTTAGTTTGATTATTACACAGGGGTCTATATCCTATATCCCAAATAACATAACAATTAATGGTTCATCTCAAACACTGTTATGGCAAAATCAAGTACCTCCAATAGCAACACCATATAAAACAGAATTAGTAACTCTTGTATTTATAGGTACTGCAACAAGTAATATTTGGACAGTACTAGGTAACTTAACAACTTATGGATAAAAATGCCTAGAATATCATCACTAATCACTAAGGGGTTTAATACTCCTTATGTAGTGCCAGATTACTGGCATATTCCTCAAGGTGCAATTATTATGTATTCTGGAAGCTCAGTACCTAGTCTAACAGGTTGGACTAGGTACTCTGCAGCAGACGGAAAATTTATAAAAGGCACTGCAACACAGTCTGAAATAGGTACAGTAACACCAAATAATAACGATCAGCTAGGTGCCGGCGGAACAACTACAGGTAGTGCTGGGTATCACTCAGGCCCTTTAACTATAGTTAAAGAAAACGGCATCGCTAATCCACAAAATTCAACAGTAATGTCATATACTCTAGGTGGGGGCAGTCACGCACATTCTTTGTTCTATAGCCTAGGTGCCGGAACTGATTTAAATCCTCCAAGTACAGACTATATATTATTAGAAGCTACTCAGGATCAAGAATATTTTCCTGCTAATGCAATAATTAGTAAAGCTACTCAAATAACAGGAAGTACAAAAGAGTTATCAATAAATCAAAACAGATATATAAGAGGTGGATCAACATATGCTAATAACTATGCTACACAGCGTAGTATATCTGGATTTACTGATCAACAAGGTAGTCACACTCATGGACCAACAAGTTTTCTTGGAAGTACTTTTGCTAGTGGAACAAATACCTTAGCTTTTAGAGCTGAAAATAGCAGTTCAGGATTATCTCACTCGCACAGCCTTTCCGGAACCATAACGGGTGCTACACTTCTAGGAACGTTACTAAAACTCTGGAAATTAGGTTCTAAAATGACTGCTGAAGATAACATAATAGTTATGTATACAGGTAATATTGCTAATTTGCCTAGTTATTGGAAAGTATGTAATGGTAGTAATGGTACACCAAATATGGTAGACTTTTTTCTTGGATATTCAAGTGATGAGAATACTGCTCATAATACTTATACTCCTTATANNGCACCATTTAGTTCAGGAGGTCTAAGTACTGAAGCATGGACTCATTATCATACTAGTGGTCAGGCTTTTAGATTTGGTACTGACACCGCCTACTATCACAGTAGTTTTAGTATGTTTCATTCACATACTTTCTCTAATCCTAATGTTGTAATGTTCCAACCCGACGAAATAAAGTTGTGTTTTATTCAACTTACTAAAACCTTATATTAATATGATACATGAATATATACAAATAGATACCTATAATGACACTGCTAGTTGTAGACTTAATGGCATAACTTGCAGTTTTTCAAGCGCTACTGAGTTTATTACAGCTATTGGTTTCCCTTTTCAAGTAGGCTTATTAAATTGGGAGCCTACTAGATCCCATTGGATAATAGAAAGATTAGGTACTCCACCAACTGTTGTTAGTGGTAGTACTTTAGTAGAGATGATATGGTTAGACGACAATAAATCTGCTATTACAGAATATTGTAGACAATATCACGAAAAACTACCAAAACCTTACGAAGTAACTTTAAGGGATGTTAGAGATGGTACTTTATATATGACTGATTGGGTACTACAACGTCGTCAAGAAGAACAACTTTTAAACTTACCACTAACTTTAACACAAGAAAAGTTTCAAGAAGTATTAATGTATAGGCAAGCATTAAGAGACATGACAAATACATACACTAGTCTAGATACTGCTGTGTGGCCTGTTAGCCCATTGGAGTAATATATGCCAATTTCTTTTCCAGATAATCCCACACTTTACCAAACTACCACAACAGGTGGACAATCCTGGGCTTGGAATGGAGAAGCGTGGGTAAGTTCCGGTAGTTTAAGTGCTTACTACTATGTTCTACCTGATGCAAGCTCAACAACCCTAGGTGGAGTTAGAGTAGGTTCAGGACTATCGTATACATATACTAGCCCTTGGACTGCAACAATAACCGGTATAGGCTCTACCACAGGTTTAGCCGTTAACGATGTAATAACAGCAACTAATAATGTAGGTAGTTTAGGTACTGGAGGTACTTATACTATATTATCTGTACCTAGCTCTACTAGCATAACTTTTAGAGCGGCAGGTGGTACAACTCCTATAGCTGGTTTAGTAACTACTATAACTAAAGGTGGTAGTAATTATGCTTCTGGAACAGTAACCGGAATTGTTGGAGCAAACGGTACTCTTAATGTTATAGGTGGTGCAGTAGGTGCTACAGGATCTAGNGGCCCTCCAGGAGGCTATCAAGGTGCTACAGGTGCTTCAGGTATNCAAGGATTTAATGGTACTAATGGACANCCAGGTTCTACAGGTGACCAAGGTGCTACAGGTGATCAAGGTACAATAGGTGCTACAGGTCAAGGTGCTACAGGTGCTTCAGGTGCTACAGGATATCAAGGTGCTACAGGATATCAAGGTGCTACAGGTGCTACAGGTGCCAGCGGACTGCAAGGTGCTACTGGTCAAGGTGCTACAGGTGCATCAGGAGCAACAGGTACAATAGGTGCCACAGGTGCTAGTGGACTACAAGGTGCCACAGGTCAAGGTGCCACAGGTGCTTCAGGTGTCACAGGATATCAAGGTGCTACAGGATATCAAGGTGCTACAGGTGCTTCAGGTGTCACAGGGTATCAAGGTGCTTCAGGTGCCACAGGTACAATAGGAGCAACAGGTGCCTCTGGACTAACTGGACAAGGTGTACAAGGTCTACAAGGTACTACAGGTGCTACAGGTGTTACAGGATATCAAGGTGCTACTGGTCAAGGTGCCACAGGCGCATCAGGTGCTAGCGGGTATCAAGGTGCTACAGGTGCCTCTGGGCTAATGGGAGCTACAGGAATAGGAACCTCAGGTCCTGCAGGACCCACAGGTAATATTACTAAAAATTACTTATACTCTGGTAGCTTAACTGTTAATACAGGTACTTTACGTTTTTACCTTGCTAACTCAGCTACTCTTACTAAAATAGTTAGTATTCTTCAAACAGCAGGCTCCTCAGACACTACTTTAGTTGTTAAAAAGAATGGTACTGCTATACAAACTATTACAGTTTCTGCTAGTACAACTACTACTACCTCAAATGTTAGTATTGCTCTTTCAGCCCTCGACTACTTAACAGTAGATATTACTGCCGCAGGAACTTCTGCTGCAAACCTTAATATGACTTTTGTTTACGGATAAAATAACATGAATTATAAATCAATTGTCCAACATTTAAACTTTCCTGAGTTTTATCAAACTCGTACTGAATGGGAATATTTATATATAATACCTACAGAAACTTGTCATACGTTACAAGATTTTTGCAATTTAATTACTGAGTACGGTATAAACTGCCAAGAAATAAAAATACACTCTACAGATCAAACCAGTTGGTACGTTATGTTTAAAAAAGGTGGATCTATTAAACCAGATTTTCCAGGTCAAGTTATAGTAGCAGAGTATACAGAAGATCCAGCGGTTGATACTCCTGTTCAACCAGAATTATACGTACCAGCAGAGGTACCTGAAGATACAGCTACCCCTACAGTAGGAACATAAAATGTTTATAAAATTACTTTTTCATACCGGAACTAATCCACAGTATACTTTTAAAATATTAGATTATTTAATTAATCAAAGACCAGCTACAGGTACTAATTTAAAGACTTTGGTAACCGCAGCTAATGCAACTTTAGGTGCACTTATTGATGGAACAAATAGTGCTATATGGAATAGTGGCACAGGTATAACTGCACTTACCAGCAATACTAAATCTGTTTTTTATAAACCTACTACTAGTGCGTGGGCGTATAGCTGGAACATAGAACTTGCTGGATATGATAGGCCCAACAACGATAAACACGTAGTGCAATTTTCAGACCCTGGAGCTTATAATGAATCTTATGGGTCTAGCGCACCTTATGTATATAATTTTTGGAATACTGCAGGTACATCAATCAGCACGCTAACTGGTGAGGCTATAGGTACTATTAATTTTGGTACCTCTACTACAAGTGGCTCAGGCACTTTAACATTAACAAATCAATCTCCTGCTTCTCCAGCTAGTGGTTTTTATGATAGCAGTTTCATGGGTACTAGTTTAACAGGTGCAGTTATGTACATAACTGATAACTGTTTTATGTTTAGTTTTAACGGAGCCGGTGTAAAAAGAGAAAATGGATTTCCTGCAGGCGCACACCTTGACAATACAAGTTACTATAGAGGCATACATTTTGTAGGACAATACACAAGAACAGATCCTTGGAATACTGCTGCTAATAATGTACCACCTTTTGTATGCTCTCAACATGGTAGTCCAAACAAATATGGTATGGGATTTTTAGCTAGTTTAAATCAAGTGTCCGCTTATCAAAATGTTCGCGGTAATAACCCCGGTGTTGCAGCTTTAGTTGCTGATCGTCAATTAGATAATAGCTATAGTAGTACTAATAGTACACAACCTTGGGTAGCAAATAAACCTGTTAATTTTGGTTGTGGTAATAGATTTAACGATTGCTGGGGATTAGGTGAAAGTAATATTGAGCAATACTATAATAGTCAGTTCAATTACAGAGATGGTGCTAATGTTGGGGCTCCTTTAACCAGAACAGCAGGTACAAGGTATCTTTCCAGTGATTTAAAATCTACTAGCTATGCCTTACTACCTCTTACTTGGGCTAATGCCTGGTATAATAATACTGGTGGCAATATATCTGATAAAACTGGTGTATTCTGGTTTAATGGGGACTACTTTCCAGGAGATATATTAACATCAGGTACAAAAACTTATATTTTATGGCCTGGTGCCTTCTCACATACTGAAAGAATAGCACTAGCAGTGCCAAGGGAATAAAAAATGTATATAAGATTAATTTATACTGCGGATAAGAATTTAGAACAACTACTTAGAACACTTGCCTATATTATAAATACTCCCACAATTACTAGTGCCGGAACCCTTAATACTGCTTTATCTAATACAGGTATATTTGCCTCAGATATCGGTTCAGGGTTTGACTCCAGTAATAGTGAAATAATTAGAACTGTAAATTTAAGTAGTACCGTAGCACATATAGCAAAACCTGCTATGAGTAATACTATTAATTTCACACTAGAACAGTCTGTGTATGACGCACCAAGTACTAAATACTACTATCAAATAAACCAAATAAACTACTCAGGTGCTGCCCCAAATGTCATGATGGGAAATGGCTTAACTGGTGGAACAATAACTAGTAGTCAACTACCACAAACTCAAGCTTCAAGCTCAGCTACTGCTGCTGGTACACTATTAAGTTTAGTTAATAGTAGTTTTGATTATGGTCAGCAACAAGCTATAGCAGGTCAAACAAGTTGGCGAGCTTTACATGTATATATAACTGATAAATGTTTTTTGTGGGGTATTAGTGTAGCTGGTGGTCCTACAGGTGTAGGCTGGAGTGGAACATATAATAATAATGGTAATTACACAGTATCAGGTTTAGGTTGCTGGCAATACACTAGATTAGATCATTGGAATACTGATGCAAATGGTATAATACCTGTAGCTGGTGCAAGAATGACAGGTGTAGGTTCAGGAATATATAGTAACAGTAGTCATTGGACTACTGTTACTAATACATCTCCAAGTGGTGGTGCCTATGTTAATTCATACTATAATTTCTTAAAGGTGTTTAATTTAATAAACTATAACCCAACCTCTACTACCGGTAGTTTTACCAGAGAGTTTAACAGATACGTTGCTCACGGATTAGGAGGTATAAGAACCTCAGAAACTAAAGGTCATACAGTTAGTCTAGATCAATCATATACAGGTATGGAAAATGCTGTAACTACAAATAAAAGTATTAGTGTTACTGCTGGTGAAAAAGTAGCTAATGCTACAAATACGGGTATGGCTTTTGCCCTATTACCTCTTACATGGACTATGTCTGGAGGTTCATGTTGGGGAGGTGGAGATATATCTGCTCAGTCGGGGTTTTATATATTTAATGGTGAATATGCTCCAGGAGATACCCTTACATATAGCGGAAAAACATTTATATTGTGGCCAACTAATCTAGGTCCTGTTACTAGTAGGCTTGCAATAGCTGTGCCAAAGGAGTAAGTAGATGGCTGTTATAACTGCTTTTGAACCATACTTACTTCAAACTAGTTCCATAATACCTGTACAGCCTGTTACATTTAATACAATGACTAACAGTAACCCAGTTTTTGTAGCATTAACCCAAACTAACTCAACCATACCAGTAACCCCAATTAACCCTACCCAACAAGTTAATTTTAGAAACGCAAATTTTTCAGGCGGCTCAGCTAGGATTACAGAAGGTTTAACTATTACAGACGCTGGTAATACTATAAATCTAGGAGCTAATGCAACTGTTGAATTATGGTTATGGGCTGACGAACTTCCAACTGCTGCGTCTAATCTTATTATTCCTATTATTGCAAAACGTGATAATACAAGTACTTCACCACCTAACTGGTTATTTCTATACTTTGACAGTAACGGATATTTAACCTTACAAGTATCTTCCGCCTCAGTTGCAGGAGCCTGGGGTTTATCACAAACAGGTACCAGAGGTATTAGTCCTGCAAGATGGAATCATATTGCTATAGTTAGACAAACTACTTCAACTTGGACAGTATATCTTAATGGAGAGTTTTATTTAAGCGGTACTGTTGCAGGAGCTATTAATAATACTACTACTACATTAGTATTAGGAGCAGCAGATAGTACTCGGTCAGTAATTGGTACTATTGGAAGATTAAGTGGCTATATAGATGGTTTAAGAATAAATACTACAACTGCAGTATATACTTCTGCTTTTGCACCTACTTATACTATTGCTCCAACAGTTACTCAAGATGCAAATGTTTACAATAATCCAAGTGCAGCTATTGCGTCAGGTACTGTACTAGTATTCGACCCTCAGTTCGGAGGTACTTTTAGTGATTTAACAGGTACAACAAGAACATTTACTGGAGGATCCACACACTGGTTAACTCCTTTTGAAGGTGCAGTATCTAGCTCAGGCATAGCAAAACAAGTTGATCAAACTAATAAATCAATACCAGTAACCAACATATCTCCGTTTACACAAACTATTGGTGGCGGTGGTACTGTTGTTAGTGCTACTACTTTCACAGAAATGTGGATCTAACTCAGATTCCCGTACTCTAAGTTTTTAGGGGGCGGGAATTTTTTTATCTTGACACTAATAGCCCAACATGGTATAATAGAACAAAATTATAGAGGCGTGCTGAATTTACGCTTAAAATATATTAAAGAAAGCGCCGATTATGGAACCAAATGATTTTAATACGGGTTCAGGCATACTTGTAGGTCTAGGGTTTACTTTAATAAGTATCTCATTTGGCATACAACAATTGGTTAAAGCCTGGAGAAATAACGCAGCTGAGTCAGCTTTAGTAAAAATGATGCAAGAAGAGTTAGCTCGTATGAGTCAACAAAATACTGCTCTTTCTAATGAAATTGGAAATCTACAAACAGAATTAATTCGTTTGAGTCAACAATTAACTGATCTAACTATAGAGAATCAGAAACTACAATTAGAAGTTTCTATTTTGAACAAAGAAATTGCCAGACTACATATACTTATGTCTGGGCCTAATAGTATTGGAGCAAAGAAATGACAACACCTGCAAAAATAAATTTTAAAGTTTATCAAGGCAGTACTTTTTCTGAGGTTCTAAGATGGGAAAGTCCTACAAAAGTATATAAAAATATCTCTGCGATTACTCAAGCAGCTCCAATGGTTATTACTACTACTACAGCACACGGACTACCACCTAACTGGAGAATGAAAGTAACAAATGTGCTCGGTATGACAGATATTAACTCTACCGATAACTATCAAATAGCTACAGATGTTACTTCAACCTCAATTACTATAAACTCAATAAATTCTTTAAGTTATAAGACGTATATAAGTGGTGGTGTAGTAGAATATAATCAACCTGTAGATCTAACAGGATACACTGGTAGGATGCAGATACGATCTGATATTGACAGTGGGACAGTTATTGCAGAACTAACTACTGCTAATGGTGGTGTCTTAATAGATAACACTTTAAAAACTATTACTTTAACCTTACCCGCATTAACTACAACAGGTTTTTTATTTACAACAGCAGTATACGATCTAGAACTAATATCCTCAGGTAACCAAGTAACTCAATTTTGCGGTGGTATTATAACACTGTTCAAAGAGGTAACTAGATGACCACTGAATTTATAGTAATTGAAACAGATAGTACCGAAACCGTATTAAATAATGATATTACTATAGTATTAGTAGNCACTAATGTTTTACAAACTGTTATTGTACCAGTTACTGAAATAGTAGCTACACAACGAAAAGTTATTGAAACAGCTTCGTATATATCAGAATCAACAGTAGCCTTACAAACTACTGTACTATCTCCTGTAATTGCTTCAGGAGCACAAGGTCCACAAGGTCCACCAGGTAGAGATGGATCAGCAGTTGCTCAAGGATGGCAAGGTGCTACAGGATCTGAAGGTGCCCCAGGACCTCCAGGAGGGCCTATAGGTGCTACAGGAGCTAGTGGTTTACAAGGCGAAATAGGTGCTACAGGTGCTACAGGTGCAAGTGGTGTTACAGGATTTACAGGTGCTACAGGTGCAAGTGGTGTTACAGGATTTACAGGTGCTACAGGTGCAAGTGGTGTTA